CCGCTTCGTGAAAAATATCGTATTTAGGGAGCGGGGGGCCTGGGAATATTCAGACCCTCCGATTTTTCAGGCCAAATATCAACCGACCAGGAGCAATTAACGTGAAAATCATCCTCCAAACGGACACCGGCGAGTTTGTCCAGAACGCCGAAATCCCTGAGTTCATCATGGGCGCGCCGAAGGTGATCGGCTGGGGCGACCGCGTGTTCGAGCTCCAAGTCATCGAGGAGTCGCAGCCGGAGACCGGGATCATTTATCGCGAGGTGTTCGCTCTCGCGCTGGTCCCGGACAATCTCCGCGACGTCGCGTTCAATCCCCTGCCGTAGTTTCCGGAGAGCCGCCCGTGAAATTCGTCCTGATCAACCTCTCCGGTCATACCGAGGCCGAGGGCGACCTCCCGGAGTTCGCGGTCGGCTCTCCCCAGGTTCTGACCTGGCGCGGCCGGGCCTTCGTTGCCGATCACACGCCGGCTCATGACGTTCGCGCCGTCTTCGTCGAGCGCTGGGGCCACGCCCTGGGCCACTTCGAAGCGCTCCCGATCAACGGTCCGCCGGTCGTCTGGTCGAGCCCGACGGCTCTCGGCCAGCGCGCGGCGGCTGCAGTCGACCGGCCGCCGATGCGCCGGCGCGGGGAACCGGCATGACGAAACGCGGACCCAAGCCTGCCCCGGTGGCCCTACGCGTCGCCGGCGGCCGCGACACGAGCCCGGAGTCGCTGGACCAGGTCGCCGCCGCCAAGGCCGCGCCCATGGTGGCCCCACCGGCGTGGCTCCTCCCGGAGGCGAAAGGCGAGTGGAAGCGCCTAGGCGCCAAGCTCCACGCCCTGGGCCTCCTCGAGGACATCGACCGGGGCGCGTTCTCGGCGGTCTGTCAGGCCTATGGTTTGTGGGAGCGGGCGGAAAAGGCGATCGCGGCGGCCCGCAAGGAAGCCGAGGAGAAGGCGAAAGCGGAGGGCGGCGACCTCGAGAGCTCGGCGGTTCTCTCCGCCGGCCTGGTCCGCACCACGGCGGCCGGGAACGCGGTACACGATCCCCTGGTCTCAATTGCCTCCTCTGCCCGCGCCGAATATGTGAAGGTCTGCACCGAATTCGGTCTCACACCTTCGTCGCGGGCGCGCCTTGACACCGGGAAAGCGAAAAACAGGGGCGGCGGGAAAGCGACGGGGCGGTTCTTCGATCGAACCGCGTGAGCTCGATCCCGTCACCTGGTATGCGACAGAGGTCGCGGCTAAGCGGATAGTCGCGGGGCCCTACGTCCGGGGCGCCTGCAAACGCCACCTCCGCGACCTCAAGACCGGCCATCTCCGGGGCCTCTACTTCGATCCCGCCGCCGCCGAGGACTTTTTCGCCTATTGCCGGGAGGTTCTGACGGTACTCAAGGACGGCAAGGTCGTTCCGTTCGAGCTCGAGCCGTCGCAGAAATTCAAGACCGGCTCCGTGTTCGGCTGGAAATGCGGGCCGGGAAATCACCTCGGCCGCAAGCCTGGCGCGCGGCGCTTCCGGACGGTCTACATCGAGGAGGGCAAGGGCAACGGCAAGTCGCCGGAGGGCGCGGCCGTCGGCCTCTACTGCATGACGTCGGACGGCGAGGCCCGGGCCGAGGTCTACGCCGGCGCCTCCTCGAAAAAGCAAGCCATGATCCTGTTCAAGGACGCCGTGGACATGCGCGCCGCGTCTGATGACCTGTTGGAGGAGATCGTCGCGTCGGGCGTGAACCCGGTTTACAAGCTCTCGCACCCGAAAACCGGATCCAAGTTCGAGCCCATCTCGTCGGAGGACGGGCAGAGCGGGCCGCGCCCGTCTTGCGCGCTCTGCGACGAGGTCCACGAACACAAGGATTCGACGGTAATCGACATGCTCGAGGCGGGCTTCAAGTTCCGCCACCAGCCCATTTTGTGGCTGATCACCAACTCCGGACATGACCGTCAGTCGGTCTGCTACGAATATCACGAGCGCGGGGTCCGGGCCTGCACTACGGACGTGATCGACGACACGTTTTTCGCCTATGTCTGCTCCCTGGACCCGGGCGACGACCCGCTCGAGGATGAGTCGTGCTGGGTCAAGGCGAACCCCTGCCTCGATGCGACGATCACCCGGGAATATATCCGGGGCCGCGTGAACGAGGCGCGCAAGCTTCCGTCAAAACAGAACATCGTGCTCCGGCTGAATTTCTGCGTCTGGACCGAGGCGGATTCGGCATGGATGGCGCGCGACACCTGGTCGAAAGCCGAGGTCGGCCGCGACCATGAGGGCAAGATCCATCGCGAGGACGTCGAGATCGAGGACTTCGCCGGCGCCCAGGGCTTCCTTGCGACCGACCTCTCGTTCGCCCGCGACCTGACCGCCGTGGCGGCCGCGTTCCCCGATGGCGATGACGTTTACCTGTTCGTCGACTACTGGACGCCGCGCGACACGATCTCAGCCCGCACCGACAAGGACCGGGTCCCATACGCCAAGTGGTCAGGGCTCGAGAACGATCCGGAGACCGGCCAGCCTGCCCGCGCCTGGATCACGGCCACGCCCGGGAAGGTCGTTCAACTGCCGTCCGTCGCCGACCGGCTGCGATGGTATGACGAGACGTTCGATATCGCCGGCTATGCCTATGACCGCTATCGACACAAGGATCTGGACGATCAACTCGTCGACCTGGGCCTCGATCCGCTGGTCGAGAAGATGATCGAGCACCCCCAGGGCTTCCGCCGCGCGTCCGTGCTCCGCGACCGCCGGACCGGGAAGATCCTCGAGGACGACACGGGCCAGCCGCTCGAAAATCCGCTCTGGATGCCGACGTCTGTCGAGGAGCTCGAGAACGGGATCCTCGAGGGGTGGCTCAAGATCCGAATCAACCCGGTTTTGCGGTGGAACGCTTCGGCGGCTATCGTGCGCGAGGATCCAGCCGGAACAGGGGGCCGCGTGTTCAACAAGCTCAAGGCGACCGGGAGGATCGACGGCCTCGTCGCCGGCGCGATGGCGGTCGGGCTTGCCAAGGCGCGCCGGGTCAAGCGTAAGAGTATCGACGATTTCCTCAAAAACCCCGTGGTGTCCAAATGAACCTTCGCTCCTGGGCCCGCCGAACGTTCTCCCTCAAGGACCCCGCGCTCGCCGCGCTCCTCGGCGGCGGCAAGTCGAAGTCAGGCCAGCACGTCACGGCCTCGAGCGCGCTGAAACACTCGACCGTCTGGTCTTGCGTCCGCCTGAAATCGCAGACGTGTTCGACGCTCCCGATCGGGTTCTATGAGCGCGGCGACAACCCGCTCGCCCGCAAGGCTGTCCCTGACCACTGGCTCGCCCAGATCCTTGAGGTCTCGCCGAACGCGGACCAGACGCCGGCGGAGTTCTGGGAGGGCGTGCACGGCTGCATTGCGCTCCGGGGGAATTTCTTCGCCCGCAAGGCCGGCCTCCGCAGCAACGGGCAGTTCGCTTCGCTAGAGACGATGCACCCGGATTCGGTCCAGGGCCGGCGCGAGAACGGCGAGATCCGCTATCGCTGGTATGACCCCGACGGGAAGGTCTACGACCTGGGCGAAAACGAGGTCTTCCGCGTCCCTGGCCTGTCGATCGGCGAGTTCCTGGGCCTGCCGCCCATCCACTTCGGGCGCGACGTCATCGGCGCCGGCATGGCGGCCGAGGAACAGGCCGCGCGCATGTTCGAGAACGGACTGCAGGCCGCCGGCTTCCTGCAGTCGGACCAGAGCCTCGACAAAAACCAGCGGACCCAGCTGCAAGAGCTCATGGACGAGTTCGTCGGGTCAAGGAACGCCGGAAAGCTGATGATCCTCGAGGCGGGTCTCAAGTATTCGGCCCTGACCTTGAAGCCGATCGAGGCTCAGCTCCTCGAGGCCCGCCGGTTCTCGGTCGAAGACATCTGCCGGTTCTTCGGGGTCCCGCCGATCCTGGTCGGCCACGCCAGCCAAGGACAGACCATGTTCGGGTCGGGCGTCGAACAGATCTTTCTCATGTGGCTGGTGACGTCGCTCCGGAACGACCTGGTCCGCGTCGAGCAATCGATCCGCAAGCGCCTCCTCCCAGCCGCCGAGCGCCATCGGTTCTACGCCGAGACGAACGTCGACGCGCTGCTCCGCGCCGATAGCCAAGGGCGCGCGGCGCTCTACCAGGCCCTCACGAACATCGGCGGCATTACGCCGGCCGAGGTCCGTCGCAAAGAAAACCTCCCCTTCAAGGAAGGCTCGGACGAGCTGCTCGTCCAGGGCGCCCTTGTGAAACTGGCGGACCTTGGCAAAGTCCCCGCGAACGACGCCCAGGCGGTCAGGTCGGCCCTCAAGGCCTTCCTGGAAGCCGCGTAGGAGAACCGAGCGATGCTCATCAAAAGCGCGGCGGCCGCGATCAAGGTCCGCGATTTCGGGTTCGAGGAGCTCGAGCTCAAGGAAGCCGCCAACGGCAAGGGCTGGAAAATCACCGGCTACGGCTCGGTTTTCGGCAACAAGGACAGCTATGGGGAGGTTGTCGAACGCGGCGCCTTCTCCAAGTCGATCCTCAAGATCTCCGAGCGCGGCCGAAAGCTCCCGATGCTGTGGCAACACCGCTCCGGCCAGCCTATCGGCGTGTGGGATCGCATGGCCGAGGACTCCAAGGGCCTCGAGATGGAAGGGACCCTCCTCAAGGGCGTCGCCCTGGCCGAGGAGGCCCGGATCCTGGCCGATGCCGGCGCGGTGACGGGCCTCTCGATCGGCTACTATGTCCGGGACAGCTCCCGCGACGAGGTCGAGAAGGTTATCCGCCTCAAGGAACTCGACCTCGAGGAGACCTCGCTCGTCACGTTCCCCGCGAACGACGACGCCCGAGTCGAGGGGGTCAAGATGCAACTTGCGCGCGGCGGCCTGCCGAGCGTAAAGGATTTCGAGAGCTTCCTCCGAAGTGAGTTCGGACTCTCGAGAACGCGAGCCGCCGCTGTCGTGTCGAGCGGTTACGCGAAGCTTTTCCAGCGTGAGGCTGGGGGCGAAGAGGACCACGACGCCCCGAACCCCGTGAAGTCGGCGCTTGCTGACCTCCGCGCCTCCCTCAAGCTCTAGGAGAGCACACCATGCGTAAGTCGTTCCTGGCCGGCTCTGCCGCCCTGGCCGCCCTGTCGGCGATGGACATCAATTCCCTGAATGACGACGCCGCGTTCCGCCGCGTGAAGAACGCCGGCGGTGGCGGCGACGACGAGGACGAGGCTAAGGCCCTCGCGAAGTCGATTTCCGAGCTCGGCCGCGACCTCAAGGCCCGCGACGAGGCGATGACCGAGGCTATCGGCAAGGCCGAGGCCGAAGCCAAGGCGGCCGGCAAGCTGTCGGAGGAGACCCAAGCCAAGCTGAAAGACTTCGTCGAGAAGTCGGCCGAAATGCTGGGCCGCCTGACCGAGCTCGAACAGAAGGCCGCCCGATCGACGTCCGGCGGCGGCATGGGCGGCGGATCGATCAAATCGCTCGGCGAGCAATTCGCCGAGAGCGACGACGTCGTGACCTTCCTCAAGTCCGGCCAGGCCGCCAAGGGCCGCGCCGGTATGCGCGTGAAGGCGATCACCTCGGCGACCGCCGACGCCAACGGTTCGGCCGGCGCCCTGCTCGAGCCGCTCCGCATCCCGGGTATCATCGCCCCGCCGGACCGCGAGCTCCGTGTCCGGGGCCTGATCACCCCGGGCCGGACGTCCTCGAGCTCGATCGAGTACGTCCAGGAGACGGGCTTCACGAACAACGCGGCGATGGTCGCCGAAACGGCGCAGAAGCCCGAGTCGACCATGAAGTTCGCCGAGGAGACGACCCCGGTCCGCACGATGGCGCATTGGGTTCACGCCTCGAAACAGATCCTGGACGACGTCCCGCAACTGGTCAGCTACATCGACGCGCGCCTCCGCTACGGCCTGGCCCTGGTCGAAGACGCTCAACTCCTGCTGGGCGACGGCACGGGCCAAAACCTGCTGGGGATCATCCCCCAGGCGACGGCTTTCGACGAGTCTCGCCGCAAGGCCGGCGACACCAAGATCGACACCCTCCGCCGCGCTATGACGCAAGCCCGCCTGGCCCAATATCCGGTCTCGGGCTTCGTCATGCACCCGAACGATTGGGAAGACATCGAGCTCACCAAGACCGACGACGGCGCCTATCTGTTCGCCAATCCCCAAGGCCTGGCCGGCCCGACGCTCTGGGGCCGCCCGGTCGTCGAAACCGACGCCATGCCGGAGGGCGAGTTCCTCACCGGTGCGTTCCGCCTGGGCGCCCAGGTGTTCGACCGCGAAGACGCGAACGTCGAGATCTCGACCGAGGACCGTGACAACTTCATCAAGAACATGATCACGATCCGCGCCGAGGAACGTCTCGCCCTGGCCGTCTATCGCCCGGAAGCGTTCATCACCGGCGAGTTCGACGCCGGCTAGCCGCACTCGGCCTCTGGGCCTAGTGTTGAGGCCGCCCCGGAACCCCCGGGGCGGCCTTTCCTTTTGGAGAACACCCCATGAAAACCTTTGTGGCCTCGAAAACCCATCTCGGGGAAGACGGCCAGATCGTCCGGCGCGGCCAGGCCTTCAGGGCGGACGACAAGCGCGAACGCGCCCTCCGCAAGCGCGGTCTGATCGGCAAGGACAGCGAGCGCCGCACGTTCCGCGACGCGCGCGACCGTGACAGCGCCGCCAGCGCCGCCCGCTCGGAACGACGCCTCCGGAAGGCCTTCGGGATCTTCCAGCGCGCCGGCGTGATCCCGGCCGAGGTGCAGTTCGAGTCGATCCTCGAGGAGGTCCGCCGTCGTGGCGGCGAAGGCGGCCCGTTCGAACGCCGCGAGCCCGAACCCCGTCGGACCCAGGCGATCCCCGATCCTGCTCCGCCCCCGCCTCCCGTCGAGCGCCAGACCAAGGCCGAAGGCGAAGGCCAGGACGAGACGCCGCCCCCGGCCCCCGGCGAAGGTGAAGGCGGCCAGGAAGGCGCCGGCGGATCCGAAGGTGACGACGAGGGCGGCGAAGGCGGCACGGATGACGACCAGGCCGGGGAAGGCGAGGAGGGCGCGCCACCGCCCCCGGAGCCGCCGGTGAACCCCGAAACGGGCCGCCGGATGCGCGGCAACCGCAACGGCTGACGACTGCAGGGCCCGCCAAGCGCGGGCCCTCTTTCGTTTCGAGCGCGGCCGCGTCATGTTCGCCGCACGCAACCGGGTCCGAACCATGACGCTACGCCCTATCGAAATCGACACGTCGGACGCCGGCTTGCCGATCACGCTCGCCAACGCGAAAGCCGCCGTGAAGATCGACCACGCGTTCGAGGACACGACGCTCAAGCGCAAGCTCTGGACCTCGATCGAGACGGTCGAGAAGGAAACCGGCCGGATCATGCGGCCTGGGCTCTACGCGATGACGGTCGACGCCTGGCCCTGCAACGGCGAAATCACGCTCGAGGCGTTCCCGGTCCGATCCGTGGAGTCGATGACCTATCTCCCGGCCGCCGCCGGCGGGCCCGTGACCGTCTCGCCGGCGTCCTACTACCTCGAACCGACCAGCGCCGGCGCCAAGGTCTATTTCGCCGAGGGCTTCGAAGGTCCGGAGCTCCGAGAAGGCCGGCGCGGCGCGATCGAGATCACGTTCGAGGCCGGATATGCACTCGAGTCGGAGGCCCTGGACGATCCGGCCCTCCGCCTGCCGAGCCGCCTCGAGGAGGCCGCGCTCAGCATGTTCGGCCATCTCACCAAGAACCGGGAAGGCGTCGGCGATCCGCTGGCCGTTATCCCCTACAGCCTTGAGCTTCTGATCCAGAGCCTCAAGATCTTCCGATAGAGGAGCACCCCCGATGCAATGGGTAAAATTCACCAAACCGTTCGACTTCACGCCCGAAAAGAAGCCGCTTTCCGGCCTGTCATGGCCGGCCGGCGCGGTCGACAGCGTGACCGACGAGGCCGCGAAAAAGGCGATCGCCAAGGGCCGGGCGTTCCGCGTCCAGGATCCGAAGAACGCCGAGGAGGCCGCCGCCTTCAAGGCCGGCACGGCCGAGCCGAAACCCTACGTCGAGCCGGCCGCCAAGGCCGAGGAAGCCAAGGCGCCGGCGAAATGAGCGGAGACCTGACCCATCGCGTGCAGTTCGAGCGCCGCGCGGCCGCCGACGACAACGATCCGGACGGGCGCGGTCAAGGCGGCTGGGCGGCTCTCTTCGGCCCGCGATGGGGCAGGCTCGAGGGCAAGACCGGCGCGGAGACCTTCTCCGGCCGCGTCGAGGGTAAGGCGGTGTTCGAGCTCAAGGTCCGCCTGGATCCAGAGACGGCCACGATCACCAACGCCGACCGCTTCCGGGACCTC